TTCGAACCCTGATTTTCCGTTTGACATAATTTCCTCCTGTGTGTTTGTGTGTTAATGTCCTTATATTTATAGCTAAAAAAAACCCTCCGATTGGAGGGTTTTTCTTTCGAAACTTAATTCGATTACAGAATATTGCTAACAGCCATTTTTCTGTAGTATTGGTTAGTTCCAGCACTTGCTAAACCGTCAGAAGGTGTTGAACCTACGAATGGATTAGAAACCATACCATATCTAGTTTTGAAACCGATTTTTGGTTGGAAAGTGTTTTCGCCAACTGCTCTCACCATTTGTAGTGGAACATATGGGCAATAGAACATACCAGCGTCATAAGGATTACTTCCTCTATAACCAACAGTCATGTAATCAACACCAGCATATGGGTCGATGTAGACTTTAACTCTTCCGTTTAGGACACCAGCAAATGTATTACCTGTGTCGTCAACATTGATGTTAGTGTTAAGAGCTGGAGTGTAATCTAATACACCAGCCATTGAAAGTGCAGATGCAACATCAGAAGAACAAAGAATAAAGTTTCCTTTACCCCTTCTTGTTTCTTTTGCAATTACATTTGATTCTCTTTCAATTTGGAATAATAAACCTTTAAACTTCTCTACAGACCATCTTCCGTTTGCATCAACATCAAGGTTAAATGTTCCAGCAGAAGCAGTTGCTGACGCACCTGTTTTTGCTTGTAAGTTAACATTTCTTACAACTTCTCTGTTGATTTCAGCAAGAATTTCTGATGATAGAATGTTTGCTAGTTCTGATTCTGCATCAAGACCGTGGATTGCTTTGAGGTCTTGTGCTAATTCTAATGTATACTCTGCTTTGAGTGCTCTTGACTTTGCTGTCACAGTCGCTTTCTCAATAGTGAAAGACATCTGTGCAAAGTGGTTCCCAGCTGCATCACCTAAACTCTCTGCATTTGCAGTAGACATACCACTACCTGTAGTAGATGAGTATGAAGGTGAAGATGTATCAAATGGGTCACCGATTGGGTCTGAACCCGCAGGGCCTGCTGTTGGGTCTGCACTACCTGAATAGTCTGAACGAGCTTCATTAAATAAAGCTTCTGAATTGTTCAGTCTTGTTTCTGTTGGGTAGTCATTGTATCTTGCTTTCATAGCAAAGATAAGACCTGTTGGGCCTGTCATTGGTTGAACACCGCAAATGTCGTATGCAACGAGATTTGGCATAGCTCTTCGAACTAGGGATATTAATATTGGATCCCAGTTAGATATTGAGCTACCAGTAGAGTTTAAAGGTGCAGCTTCCTCAAGAGTTGCTCTATCTTCGTTAAGAGCTTTTTCTTGGTTTTCAAGTATAACTGCTGTGACTGCCTTCTTGTAGTTGTCTTCGATTTTTGGTAAATCGGAGTGTTCTAGAATAGGCTCCCACTTCTCTTGTAAGTTTTCTGATAAAAACATTTTACAGTTCCCCTTTAAATTAACCTAATGGTTTTAGTTTAGTTAAAGCTTCGGAATACCTAGCAATTGAAGGGTCTAAAACCTTCTCTTCGTCAGAAGAAAATTCTCCAGTTCCTTCTTCTTGCTTGGTTTCCTCGGCAATAGACTCACCGTCTACAGAGAAATAAGCTTCTTTAATTTCTGCAACTTTCTCTTCGAAATCTGCTTCGTCTGTGAAGTCTATCCCTTTAGATAGTGAAATCAATTTTTCTCGTTGTGATTCAGTTAGGTCTTCACCTGCTTGTTTCACAACATTGTCTCTCTTTAATGAACCTAACTCTTCTGTGATGTCCATATTTTTTTGAACTTCACCGTCAAGTTTTGCTTCCATTTCTTCGAGACGATTTGCGAGTTCGTCAACGACATTATACTTATCTTCGGGGACTTCAACATAATGTTCTACGAACAATGTTTTTAATCCTTCGATAAAGTTTTCTGTCATTTCAGACCTCAAACCTCTTTCTATTGCAAGTTCGTTTTCTTTCGACCACTCTTCAGCAACATAAGATAGATATTTGTCAACGGCTTCTGATAAGTCACCTTTAACTTTTTCTATCGAGGTTTTTAATTCTTCTGAATATTGAGATTCCAGTTGTTCTTTAATCTCTTCAACTTTGCTTGTGACAGCAGCTTTGAAGATTGTTTTTGCTTTTTCTGAATTCTCTTCTGATAATTCTAGTGCTTCTGAAATTTTTGATAGGTCGTCATCTATTTCAATTTCAACTAATGAAGATTCGAGTTCAGCAGAAGTTTCTTCGTCAACGGCTTCAGATTTGACTGACTCTTCCTTTTCGTCATCGTCATCGTCATCATCTTCTTCTTCGTCTTCCATTCCGTATCCTTCTACGAATTTTGCAACATCTTCTTGAGACATTGCCTTCAAACTTTCTACTACTTTTCTTGCGACTTCTGCTTTAGTCAAGGATTCATCGACCTCTTCGTCCTCTTCTGACAATGAAGCGAGCATTTCTTTAATACTTGCTTTGTCTAGACCTTTCATCTTGTCGACTACTGCCTTGATATTTTCCATCTTGGAAGTTGTTGATTCATCTACTTTAGACTCTTCTTCACCTTCTTTGAGTTTCCCACCTTTTTCAGCAGGTGCTGCACCTTTCTTCTGCGCGTCCCCTTCGTTAGAAGGAGCTTTCTCTGCAGCTTTAACAGATGCTACGGCTTTGTCAACAGGATTTTCTTCAGGCTTGACGACTTCAGCCTTGCCAGATTCAATTTTCTCGGCATCGGATGAACCTTGTTTAACAGCAGATTTATCGCCCTGTTCTGCACCGTCATGTGGTTGCTTAACTTCAGCAACAACTTCTTCGGTGTTTTCCACTTGGTTTTCTAAATCTGACATAAATTTCTCCTGTTTATGTAATTATTGATTACTTTTTTATTTATATGTTAAAGGCTTTCAACAAACCTTTTCCATAGGTTCAATTTGGTTTCTTGAAGTTTATTTAACCTTGCAGACTTTAATTCTTTCTGCATTTGGTCAATATCATAAGCTTTCAATCTACCGTTTTCATAAATCCATTCTACACCTTCCATAATACCTTCTACGAAAGCTTCGGGTGCAGACGGGTCTGCAACGATATCACCTGCTGTTGCAAGTTGAAAATCGTCTTTTACATACTGTGCATTTCCTTTAGATTCTAGTGAACCTAGACCTCTAGAAGAAACACCCAGTTTTGCACCATCATCTATCAAATTTTTTACTATTTGACCGTTTGGTGTTGATAAAATCTTTGCTCTCCCAACGAAATTGTTTCCATCTTCTTCTAATTTCGTAATTAAATGGGATACTTTGTCTAAATTGATTGTTGGCCCTTCGGGGTGTCCTAACTCTCCGAATGCTCTATCTTTGTTTACGAACTCTTTGTTATACCTTTTTACTTCGTTCTGTATAACTTCTTTAGGGTATATACGACCATTTCGATTTTTAATCTCTGATTGCATAAAGATACCCTCGATAAAATAATCTTTTTTACCGTCTTTGTTTTCCTCGACTATTACGGGACTTACCCCGTAGTCATTAAATTCAGAAATTAATTTCATTTGTTATTTCCTCTATCGATATTCCTTCTTCGGACATGTCTACTAACATATTCTTCACTGCTTTCATACCGACTTTTAAGGACTCTGTGTCCTCGAAGGTTTCTTGTATCTCTTGTCCGTTTAGAAATACTGTGATACCTTCATCACATTCTGTGTATACAATATTTATACTTTCTTCACCTATTTTGAAGATTTCTCTTTTGAGTTCTATATGTCCCTCGGGAACCATGAATCTAGATTCATGCAACTCTTGAGATATTTCAGAAAAGGTTCTCACTTTTCTACTTCACCTGTTGAAGTATTATTATCCATCCAGTTAACACTCTTTTCTACTCTTTTCATGTCAACCACTTCTGCAGCTTTCTGTTTGATACCGTCAAAGATTTCACTCTTTGCTTGTTCTAACTTTCCTGCCTCAATACTATCAACTATTTTATCTGATATTTCACTCATTTCTAAAAGCCTCCAAAGCTATTTCCATCGTCTTCTTCTCCACCTTCCTCATTGTCACCCTCTCCTTCTTTAGAGATTTGTTTGTCAATGAGTTTGATTTCGTCTTCCGACTGGTGTAGGACATACTTTCTAACATATTCGTTTGAATAGTATTTACCTACATAATCACCTATTGCACCGAGAGTATCTAATCTCTCTCTCAATATCTCTGCTTCCTTCAACTCTGTAAAGTGGTTGTCGGTTGCAAAATCAAAATAGAAGAAGTCCTTTATCTTATCGAACTCTTCTCCATTTACAATATTCTTAAGAACTAATTGTGTCTTAAGGATATCTATAAATGTTCTTGCAAACTTTGCCTGTAATCTTTGAGTGAACTTAT